AGACGGGGAAGACCCCCGAAAGCAGAATGATTGTTAAACTAAGAGGTAAATATGTCCGATAACGCACAAGCAGTCGGTTCGATTACAGTAAACCAAGCAGCGCAAAGCTTTGCTTCCATGCTAGACGCTCAAGAGGGTGTTGACACTGGTGCAGAGGCGCAACCAGAGGAGGAGCAATCCGAATCTGAGTCTGATGAAGTGGAAAGTGCGGAGCCGCAAGACGAAGCATTGGAATCTTCTGAGGAAGTAGAGGCTAACGAGGAGGAATCCGAGGAAGAAGCCCCAAGGGATGAGAAGTTTATCGTCAAAGTTGATGGTAAAGAAATCGAAGTCCCGAAGGAAGAACTTATCCGAGGTTACCAACGAGAAGCTGACTACACACGGAAAACGCAGAAACTAGCAGAAGAGCGCAAATTTGTGGAGTCTGAGTTTCAGCAAGTACGTGCAGAGCGTGAAACATACGCACAGGTATTAGGACAATTACAGCAAAAACTGCAAGAGTTTGAGCCTCAAGAGCCTGATTGGAATCGTTTAGAAGTTGAAGACCCGACTGAATATGCCCGTCAATGGACATCACATCAGCGCAGACAACAACAGAAATTCGCAGTTCAAGCAGAGCAGATGCGACTTAATCAATTGCGAGAAGTTGAAATGCAAAAGCAGATCAATACTGTTTTGGCACAGGAAACAGCCGTTTTGAAAGAGAAGATTCCAGAGTGGAATTCTCCAGAGAAAGCCAAAGCAGAAGGAAAAGCTTTGTTGGAGTACGGGCAGCAGTTGGGCTTTTCAGAGCAGGAACTGAACACAATTACAGATTCACGGGCATTACTGGCGCTTCACAAAGCGTGGAAGTATGACCAGATGATGAGTAAGCGTCCAGAATTCCAAGCGAAGATTAAAAAAGCACCAAGGATGGTCACTCCAGGTTCAGCAGGTAGCGTAAGTTCTAAGTCAAGTGATATAAATAACGCAAAAAAGCGTCTTGCACAAACTGGAAGCGTCAGAGATGCCGCATCCCTTTTCGAGAAATTTATTTAAGGATTTATCATGGCTGCTATTACCAATACATACACCCGATTTGACGCTAAAGGCGTTCGGGAGGACCTTTCAAACGTTATTTATCAGATCTCTCCAGAAGAGACTCCATTTATGAGCAATGTTGGTCGTGAGAACGTCACCAACACGTTCTTTGAATGGCAAACCGATGATTTGGCAAGTGCCGTTACAACTAATGCACAGATCGAGGGTGATGATGTCACTTCTTTCACTGCCGCAGTTGCTACAGTTCGTTTGGGCAACTACACCCAGATTAGCCGTAAAGATGTGATCATCTCTGGCACTTTGGAGTCTGTTGATAAAGCAGGCAGACGCTCTGAATTGAGCTACCAAATGGCTAAAAAATCTGCGGAAATTAAGCGTGACATGGAGCTGACAATGTTGGCTAACCAAGCCGCTGCCGCTGGTTCTACATCTGCCGCTCGTAAGACTGGTGCTTTGTTGGCCTTCTTGAAGACCAATACAAACGAAGGTTCTGGTGGTGGTGATCCTTCATACACAACCATTCCTGATGCAGCTCGTACTGATGCTACAACCACTAACTTGCGTTCATTCAGCGAGACATTACTGAAAGACGTAATTCAGAAAGTGTGGACAGAGGGTGGCTCACCATCTATCGTTATGGCTGGTGCTGTTAACAAGCAGAACTTGTCTAAGATGGCTGGTATTGCTGGTCAGCGTTTCAACGTTACTGGTCCTAAGCCTTCCACCATCATCGGGGCCGCAGATATTTATGTTTCCGACTTTGGTAACGTGAGCATTGTTGCCAACCGCTTCCAACGTGAGCGTGATGTTTTCGTGCTTGATCCTGAGTACGCAAGCGTTGCTTTCCTGCGTCCCTTCCAGACAGTTGAACTGGCTAAGACTGGTGATGCTGAGAAGCGTATGCTCTTGTGCGAGTGGGGCTTGAAGATCAAGAACGAGAAGGCTCATGGCGCTGTCTATGACTTGAACTCAACAATTCAGAGCTAATCTGAAATACAAGGGGTGGGCTAATAACCCACCCTTTTTTTTATGACTACAAAAATCTTTGACGTAAACTCAGAAATGGGAACCAAAAAGCTTTGGCATTACGATGCTGAAAAAGATGAGGCAACCATTGAAACAATTATTGATGCTACACAAGTAGTAGAGGCCAATAAAGAGAGATTTAATTCTTTTGATGAACGGGCTAATTGGAATGGAGATATGCACCATGTGGCATCTATCCCAATGGCTTTGTATTATCAAATGAAAGCCGAAGGTAAACTTGATGACCAAGCTTATATGAAGCGTTGGCTCAATGACCCTGATAATCGTGCATTTCGCACAAGACCTGGAGAAGTTTAATGGATAGTAAGACCATTGGAATTTTGGTTCCAACACGGGATTTTGTTAACTCTGGATTTGCTTTTGATTTAGCCAGATTGGTGGGATTTACAGTAGGTACATCTCACCACAAAGTAGTGATCTACACTAGCTCTGGCACATTATTGTCAGCACAGCGTCAGGACCTTGCTAGGGACGCTATAGCGGCAGGTTGTACGCACACATTATGGTTAGATAGCGACATGAGATTCCCAAAGGACTCCATTTTGCGATTATTGAAACATGACACTGGAATTGTCTGTGGAAACTATGCAAAACGTAGATTTCCGACTGAGCCAATTGCGGTGAAAAAAAATACCCCAGATATGGATGCAACATTTGTCAATCGGGTATATACTGAAGATAATTCAACAGGGCTTGTTGAAGTAGACTACTGCGGAATGGGTGTAATGCTCGTTAAATCCGAAGTCTATAAATCTATGGAATATCCTTGGTTTGCTATCCCTTGGGTTCCCGCTGCGGAAGACTACATTGGTGAAGATGTCTGGTTTTGCCGTAGAGCCGCCCAAAATGGGCACAAAACATATGTGGATCAAGATCTTTCAAAGCAGATCTTCCATATCGGGACGTTTGAATACAAACATGAGCATACACTAGCGTGTAGGGATGTAGAAAATGGCACTTGACACTTTTGCAGGGCTAAAGACAACGATAGCAGATTATCTAAACAGGGATGATCTGACTTCTATTGTTCCTAGTTTTATTACTCTTGCAGAGGCTAAATTTAATCGTAAGTTGCGTACCCGCCAAATGATTAAAAGGGCTACTGCAAGCATTGATACGCAATATTTTGCTTATCCTGCAGATTGGTTACAGGCCAAAGAATTCCAACTAAATACGAATCCCATTGTCAGACTTGAGTTTGTAACTGAAGCTTATGGTGATAATTTAAAGGCAAATAACTATGTTGCCTCTGGAAAACCAGCATATTACACAATAACTGGTACTCAGATAGAGGTAATCCCAACACCAGATGGAACATATACTGGTGAACTGACATATTATGCTAAGATTGCTGCGCTAAGTGATTCAAACACAAGCAACTGGCTATTGGCATACGCCCCAGACTTGTACTTGTATGGTGCTTTGATAGAAGCAACTCCATACTTAAAAGACGATGAGCGTCTGGGTACATGGAGTCAACTATACGCAAACACATTAAGCGACATTGAGATTGCAGATCAAAGGGCATCTGTTTCCTCAACTCCTCTTGTTCGTGCCCGTTCTTTGGGATAAAAAATGTCATCTTTTAGCGATTACACCGAAAATCTAGTACTTACCTGGTTGTTTACAGGTAGTTCAGCAACTCGCCCAACAGCTTGGTTTGTTGGTTTGTTTACTGCCGCACCTAGTGATACAGGTGGTGGTACTGAAGTTACTGGTAATGCTTACGCTAGGGTAGCGACAGGAACTATCTCAGGTACTGGTACTGCGACTACTTTCAGTAACGCTGCCGCTATTGAGTTTGCTGCCGCTTCTGGTGGTAATTGGGGAACAATTGGTTGGGCAGGTATCTTTGATGCCAGTACTGGTGGAAATCTGCTTGCATGGGCTCCTTTGACCACATCACGAGTAATTAACGATGGCGATGTGTTCCGCATTCCCGCAACTAGCCTGACTATCACTTTGACATAACATGGCTGCCTATGGTTCTGGCTATTATGGTGGAGGGAATTACTCCTATGGCGTAAGCCTTGGAGCCGCATCCATCAGTGATACCAGTACCATGACACTGGCGGCAAGACGCATCTGTATAGGTGCGTTTTCTGTTTCTGATACATCAACAGTAGCAATAACTGCGAATACTGTAAAGACTGCTAGTTTTGCAATTAGCTCTTCTAGTTCTGTAAGTGTATCTGCAAGACGGGTGGCTATTGGGGCTGAAGCTATATCTAGCTCTAGCTCCATGTCTGCTTCTGCAATTAGAGTTGGAATTGGTGCGGCAAGTATTTCTAGCGCCAGCAGTATGTCTGTTGCGGCTAGGCGTGTTGCCATTGGAGCATTAGCGGCAAACGATGCCAGTACATTGGTTGTCAACGGGGTTAGGGTTGCATTTGCGGCAATGACTGTTGCTGACGCTTCAGTGCTTGTTGTTGGCTCTCAGGTAGTAGCCAATGCCCAATTCCCGATAGTTGCTTCTAGCAGTCTGGTTGTTAATGGACAGAGAAGACAGAGTGCTTCTTTAAGTATTTCTTGCATTTCAAGCATGAGTGTTTCTGGTAACTTAAAATGGTTACCTGAGAATGATATATCTGAGACTTGGACTGCAACTAGCGATACAGACGAGACTTGGACTCCGATCACAGATGGATCTGAAACATGGACTGCAATTGATGATTCAAGTAAATCTTGGACTGCAGTAGCAGATAATAGCGAAACTTGGCAAATAGCCGCATAGAGGTGAAAAATGGCTGATACAACCACAACGAACTTAGGACTTACCAAACCAGAAGTTGGTGCTTCTACCGACACATGGGGTGGCAAGATCAATACTGACTTAGATACGATTGACGCATTATTTGATGCGGGTCCTTTGCTTAAAGTCACTAAAGGCGGTACTGGTGTTGGTACAAGTACAGGTACTGGCAACAATGTTTTATCTGCTTCACCAACATTGACAGGAACTGTTGCCGCTGCCGCTGCCACTCTATCAGGCAATTTAACCCTCTCTGGAGGTACTGCCAATGGTGTTACTTATTTAAACGGCTCTAAGGTTGTTACAAGCGGTTCTGCGCTTACTTTTGATGGGACTACGCTTGGGGTAACAACTGCCGCAAATGTAGGTTCTGGTACTTCTCAAACTTATTTGGCTGGAAAAATTTTACAGTTTTACAATACTGGCTCAGGAAGTGATGGAACAATTAAAGCCGCTGACGATTCATCAAGTGTTGTTGCAATTGGGGTAAACAAAACTGAGTTGAAGTTTTACTCAAGCGGCTCAGAAGGTATGCGCCTAACCAGCACAGGTCTGGGTATTGGTACAAGTAGTCCTACAGAAAAACTTACTGTTTCTGGTAGTGCGGCAATTGTTGGTGTAAGTCCTTTATATTTACAGCGGCCTGTTATCCCGTCATTTAGTGGGCAAGGCGCACCTTCAATTGAATGGCGTTTTTACTCGACAGGAACAACCTACACTACTGGTGCTTATATTCAAGGCCTTGCTGAAGACGCTTGGACAAGCACTAGCGCACCAACAGGTATTAGGTTTTATACAGTTCCATCAGGAAGCACCACACTACAACAGCGGTTGCACCTCGACTCCTCAGGCAATCTAGGCTTGGGAGTTACTCCTAGTGCTTGGAATTCTAGTTTCAAAGCAATTGAACTAAATGGCTCTGGCTCTCGAATCTCGTCAAATGGATCAAACAGAATTGAGATAGGCACAAACTCTTACCTAAATTCTGCAT